TTATACTCCAAAATATATTAGTCCTGTGTCTTTGTCCATCGTGTCCATATATAAGTCTCTAAGCCATCTACCAGAGGAATCATATTCTGTTAGCTTATATCCACCAGTACCTGTATTCATTTGAGCCTTAAGGTTATCAATGGCACTTTGGACTCTTTCATTATCTATTTTTCTTGTGACTATACCTTCTTCTTTTATCTGCCTTACTGCATCTTGAGAACTTTGGATATATCCTTTACTTTGATTACTTCCGAGCACCACCTTAATTTCTCCAGGCTTTTGCAGTGGTATGGTCTGTTTCATAACGGGAAAGATTCTATCCATTCCAAATGGATAGGCTCTGCATCTTACCCTATCCCCGCATTCAATGGTTTCTGTAGAGATTCCAAACTCAGATAAGTCAACAGCTGAAAGGTTTAGCTCTACCATTTCAAACTGATTATCCTTAAGCCACTCTGCTCCTTTTCTTAAAAGATTTGCAGGAATGGTAACATCATCCCAGCGTACCACCTTACAAACCCAACCAAATTCAGTGAGTGCCTCTTTAGAAACAAGATAGTTCTTACCATTATTTACTGAAGTAATATCTGTATATTGTTTTAGGACAGCATTAGCATCACCTTCTATTTCCTTACCAAGTGGAATGATGGCTGTTGCCACATCTTCTGCAGATAAGTCCTCCGTATAATCAAGAAGATTAAGTCCAAACTCTATGCTCTGATCTGTGTCTTTTCCCATTTCTTCAAGTCTTAAATAATCAAGGATTAAGTGAGTGCCTTCTCTTCTTAGGTTCAAATAGCCACCAAGCTTTTCTACCATCTTTGTCATAATAGCTTCGAGTGTGGTTTCATAATTGGTGTAGCGATATAAAGAGTCATTTGGATCAGTAACAGTCACTCTTCCAAGCTTTATTCTTTTTCTTTCATCCACTTTTTCGTTATGAATCTCTAAAAACTTTGATAGTAGCTGGTATGGAGTTTGGTTATGATATTCCATTTGTGGCTGAATGCTATCAGCTAGATATGATAAAAGACCTACGCACTGGACTTTCTTATTTCCTCGTAGGTCTTTTGTCTGTTCTCTTACTTCTCCTATAAAGATTTCTCTTTCATCTCGGTATACGCTGACAATGGATTTTCTGTTATAGATTTTTTCATAGTATGGATTTTCAGGCGGGCATATAAAGTTAAGAGTTCCTGCAGTATTTAGTTCCAAATTCAGTGTAGAACTAATTAAAACTGCCTTCTCATCGCCAGGATAATAGATGGTATTTCCATCCAACACAATTTTATACACTTATAGCCACCCCCTCTTATATGAAATATCTAATGTACTACTACCTATAAATGAAAGTATTAAATTCTTTCTTCCTCGAACTTCAGGAAACCTGCTTTTTCCTTTAGGTAAAGTAAACCTCTTTCCTTCAAAATTTAAGCCTAGAATATTTTCTGTTTTGTTATGAAACTCAGGCACTATGGTCATATCTGAATCAAAGGTAAGCGTTATGGTCTTACTACTTGTAATAGAAATGCCATCAAGCTTATGGATAAACTCACCATTGTGCGAATCAGAAATATGATATTTATACGGATCTAACTTATAATCCAAAGTAATCAGAGAATAATTTTTATCTGATTTAAACTCACTCACCCATATTCTTCCTAAATATACATAGTCTTTTTCTGTATCAAGTACTAGCTTTGTCTTTTTACCATGAACTGTACTTAGTAGTTTCCTATAAACCTCCTGCCACTTTTCTATGTCTGAAACAATAAATTCAAATGATCCTGTTCTCATTTCATAAATCACTTCGCCTGTAAGGCTTTCCGTTATATCAATTTCACCTTGTCTTCCCGGTATATCAAGATACTCTAGCTTTGGTGATGGTAAGTTAACAACCGGCTTACTTGTTGGAACAAGTCCAAAGTCTTTATAACTATGAAACTCTCCTATTTTCATTCCGTACATTCTTACCACCCCCTTGCCTTTCTATTTTGTAATTTCCCCAGTGCCATATCCATCTGTGGTGCAATTCCTCCTACAAGTTCTCCAGAGTCAAGTACAATACTTGTTTCAGAAAACTTAGGAAAATAGGCATCCATGATGGCTACTATTCTATTCATGACACTCAGTAAATCTCCGTTTGCTCCAGCTGTCATATTCTGAAGAGTATCAAGTCCCATAATAACTTCCGGTCCTGCCTCTCCACCTCCAAGGAGATGTCCACCTTTACTACCAAAGATAGTCGCTCCATTTAAAAGCATTGGCTTATTCATCGCCTTTTTATACCAGTCAATAGAGAGATGTGGAACAGATGGTGGTGCTAATGAAAAATGTCCACTGATGCTAAAATGAGGCAGTTTGATATGTGGTAATTTTAAGCTGATACCAGCAAAGAAACCTTTAATCGCATCAACCACATTTTTAACCTTATTCTTTGCCTCCTCAATCGGTGTAACAATGGCACTCTTTATACCATTCCAAATGGAAACGGCTGTATTTTTGATTCCATTAAATATAGAACTTACAGTACTTGATACCGCATTAAATACCGATGATATTTTTGACTTTATCCCGTCCACCACAGATACAATTACACTTTTGATTCCGTTCCATACACTTGTTACAACTGATTTTATTGCATTAAAGATTGTAGTAATCACAGTTTTTATAGCATTAAGGACAGTTGAAATCGTAGTACTAATTGCATTCCATACAGTTGTAATGACTGTTTTTATGGCATTCATAACGGTAGAAATAAAGGTACTAATCGTATTTAAGACCGTCATTACTACACTTTTGATTGCCTCCCACACAGCCATAATAGTTTCTTTACAGTTTTCCCAAATGAATCTAAATGGTAAGGTAATTAGTTCAAAGTAGCCTTTAATAAGCTCTACGATAAACATCAATGCTACAGTCAGTACATTCTTAATGGTTTCCCAAACTGTAGTAAAGATACTAACTAAACCTTCCCATATTCCTTTAAAAAAGTCGGAAATAGTCTGCCAAATACTCATGATTGCAGTAGATACAGTTTCCCATAAACCTTTGAACCATTCTGTAATAGCTCCCCAATTTTTTATAATGGCAATGATGGCCACTACTGCTGCTATAATGGCTGCAATAATTCCTATGATTGGAAGAAGGGAAACATTAAGTGCTCCAAAGCCAACTGCTGCCCCACCAGCGGCAGTACCTGCGGCTGCTGTTCCTACTGCACTTGCACCTCCTGCAACGCCTACTGCTGTAGTCGCGGTGGCTGTTCCTCCAAGTAGTCCTATAAGTCCGCCAAGTGCAGATGTGATTGTTCCAACTGCTGTGATGACTCTCCCTATGACTACTAAAACAGGGCCAACTGTTGCAGCAATAAGAGCAATTTTTACAATGGCATCCTGCATACCAGGAGATAGACTATTCCACTTTTCATTTAATGATTTCATCATCTCAGAAAACTTGGTAAGCATTGGTGCAAGAACGCTCATAAGAGAGTTACCAACATCAGCTCCTACTATCTTTAAGCTGTTAAGAGATGTCTGAAACTTATCGATTGGATCTAAGGTTTCATTAAATGTGCTATCTACATTTCCAATATTATCTTTTAATGATGTACCTAATTCTTCAAATGATAAGGAGCCATTTTTACAAGCTTGATAAATTGCACCACCTGCTCTTTTACCAAAGAGTTCATAGGCAGCTTGTAGTCCTTCAGTATCCGATTTTGCATTTACCATGCTATCTTGAATATCTTTAAGAGCCTCTTTCATTGGCTTTCCATTCGCTGTAGCATTAGCAAGTGCCTTTGTAAGTCCTGTCATTACCTGTGATGTATCAGCTCCAGACATTTCAACATTTCCTAAGAAGTTTGCTGCATCACTTGCAGAAAATCCAAGTTGCTGAAGTGCTGCAGAGTTTGTCACCATACTCTTTGCAAGAGTATCCATACTGATACCGGTTCTTTGTCCTACAGCATTCATGGTATCAAGTAAGGCTCCTGCATCTTCTGCCTTTAGTCCAAATGCAGATATGACTTTCTGCGTATTATCAATCGCAGTAGATACATCCGTATTATTTAGCTGAGCAAACTTTATGAACTTACCGGATAAATCCTCAAGTTTCTTACCAGTAAGGCCAAACCTAGTATTTACTTCACCAATAGCAGCACCTGCTGTTTCAAAATCTGTAGGAATTGAAGTCGCAAGATTTTTCATGCTATCTTGCATTTCATTTAAGGCTTTACCTGATGCACCTGTTTTTTGGACAATTATATCCATACCAGCATCAACATCATTAAATGCCTTTAAAGAAGCAGCACCCATCGCTACGATAGGTGCTGTAACATGAGTAGATAGACCTTTACCAACTTCGGTAGTCTTATCTCCAACTTCTTTAATTTTATCTCCTGCCTCTTTCATAGAAACAGATAATGCTGATGGTACTTTTTTTGCTTCTTCCTGAAGGTATTTCAGATTATTTTCTGTTTCGATGATTTCTCTTTGCAGTGCATCATATTTATCTTGTCCAAGCTCTCCGTTTTCAAGTTGTACTTTTGCCTGCTTATCTGCCTCTTTTAAGGCATTTAGCTTTTCGCTTGTTTCAGAGATTTCCTTTTGAAGTAACTGTTGTTTTTGAGCAAGCAGCTTTGCGTTGGAAGGATCAAGTTTTAATAGCCTGTTCACGTCACGAAGTTGTGACTGCGTTGATTTAATTGTAGAATTCACACCTTTTAAGGCTTTATCAAGACCAGTAGTATCTCCACCAATCTCAACAGTAATACCTTTTATTCTATTGGCCACTTTAACCCCTCCTTTCTAAAAATGGGCATGAAAAAAGACATCTACTTTTCCGTAAATGTCTTAGTTATATTTTTTATTTAGTTAGACGAACTGGGGATTATCATACAATTAATTTACTCGCCAGCTTGTAAACTTGCTTTATTTCTTTACTTTCTAAATCCCAACTATCAAGTTCAATTTTAATCAACTCTGGGAATTTCTTACTAATATCCCTTAAAGCATTTCCAACAGATTTTCTTACATATTCGCTTCTATCTTCTTTTAAGTTTGCAATTCTTTCAATAGCTTCATTCGGATTTTCCTTGAAATACGGTCTACTTGTCCATATTCTCAAACCCTCTGTAACTGCTCTTCTTGTATTTGGATTGCTATTTTGTAGCCATTCATCAATAATCGAAAGTGAATTTTCATAACCTGTTTTCTTACAAAATTCATCAAATGCCTTTGCTAGTACTTCTTGAACTCTCCAATTATCGTCTTTAGAAACTTCATCTCTCATAAATCTTAAAATTTCTTCATCTGATGATAAATATCCAAAGAGAAACACACCATACATTCTGACTTGATATACATTGGATTTATAAGCTAAAAATGCTAATTTTTTGCTATTCTCATTATTATTAGATTTATAATCAGCAAGGGCTCTTTTTTCTTCCTCTTTGAAACCATTTTCTATCAAAGAAAATTCTTTTTCTAAACTCTCAATATACTCTTTCAAGCGAACTCACCTCCCAAAATTCAAATTTGTTTTTTATTTATTACCCATATTATACCAAGAATACTCAAGGTTTTAAATTAGAATCTATCAAACTCAGCCTGCCCTGCAACCTTGCTATATTTAGCGCAATCATTTGCTTTTTCAGTCCAAATGTCTAGTACCATTCCAATTGTAAGTAAATCTAGTTCAGAAATGCTTATCCCTATTTCCACACATCTTAGTAAAAATAGGGCAGTTGTCATCTCCCTGCTACTTTTTGGAAGTTTTTTTTAGACTGAACTTCTGTCTCAAGATTTGCTCCCCATAGCTCAAGTATTTCAGGAAGTATTTCATATATTGAAAACATTTCAAACTGATCAAGCCAATCATCAATGTTTCCAGGGATACTTCTATCTGCATGGTAAGCCATGATGTAGGCTACATTTTCAAATATCTCAAGGTCATCAATTTCAAAAGACCCATCACTTGCTTTAAAAGTTTTTTCTAGCTTTGATAGGTCTTTAAAGATATCTCTTTTAAATTTAATTCTATATAGTCTGGGGATTGTAGCAGATGAACGAAACTTTACATCAACCTCTCCTACTTTTACTGTTTTCTCAAGCATATTTTCCCTCCTTATTTTCCTACCGGCTTTGCTGTTTCAGAATTAGCCTGTGGAATATAAACGTTCTTATACCAATTAGAATAGGTATCAGCCGATGTAGTATCTCCCGTTCTTGATTTTACAAGCCCATCTTCTCTTGGATCTGCTGTAAGTGATAGAGTTTCTGTTCCAGGTTCAATCGTATCTTCCTTAGTTTCAGATTCAATGGACGGACGAGATGCGGAGCAATTATATAGGACATGCCTAATTGCATTTACATCTCCATCAAACTCAAATAAAAGTGCAAACTTTTCTGTTTCCGATACATTTGCCTTTTCTACAAGTACTCCGTTTTTATCCAGTTCTTCCTTTAAGATTTCCGTTCTAAACCATTCAGGTATCAGTGCAATCTCAAGGTCACCGCTATATCCGTTATTGGCAGTAGACCTAAAATATACAATACCATCTGCATAAAAAGGACTGGATTCTCCTTCAGCTTCAAGGCTGATACTTACCGCCCCTGGAATTGCTTTAGGATTTTCATAAGAAAATGTCCCTTCGCTTGATTTTTTAAGTTTTGCTGCATGAACATTTTTAAGGTTATATTTCACTTTATTTCCCATGATTTTCTTCCTCCATTTCAAAAATATATAAGACTTCATAGAGCTTTTCTGACTCTATAAAGACCTCTGATTTGTTATAAAAAATGCCATGCTCATCGAGCACAGCTTCTACTTTCTTTTCTATCTCTAGATTTTTGTAATCCGTATAGATTTCAATATGAACTTCATTTGCTTTAAAATACACTCTTCCGTCTGCTGAAAAATTATCGCTTGCTGGCAAGATGTAAATAAGAAAAGGCGGATCTGGCGATTCCCCTTCTGCAAAGTGATGATATGCATTTGGAAGTCCTATATGCTTTATAACTTCAAGTAACCTATCCATTGGAAATAGCCTCCTTTATCTCTTCCTCAAAGACCTTTATAGCCTTTTCTTCAGCATTTGCTATATGTGGTCTAGCAGATACTCTTCCTCCACCACGCTTTGCATGACCAAATTCAAGAAGGTGGGTAAGCTGATATTTGTTTTTTGAATGAACTACAAGCTCTAAACTGCTAGATGTTTCTCTCACAGTTTTTACAGTCCAGCTTTTAGAATACTTACCTGTATCACTTGGAGCATTCGCACTGATTTCATCACGCACTGTCTTTCCGGCTTTTTGAACTGCCTTCTTCACATTTTCCGTTGTAACATCAGCATATTTTTCAAGCTCCTTCATCACTTCGGATGAAAGACTATCAATTTTTATCTTACTCATCTTTCCACTCTCCTGCAGTGAAGTTTTATACTTTTCTTCTTGTAATTCATGTGGTCAATTCCTTCAATTTCATAAATATCATCATGAAAAATCACCCTATAACCAACGGAAGATAAGACCGATACTTCCTTACTATAGCGAATGGTAAAGTCAATCTTGCTTTCATCCCATATAGCACCACTGCTTGTTTGTTCCTGTGGGCTTTCACTACCGATAGTTGCATAGCAAGAGTAAAATTTACTCCATACATTTTTGTGGTTTCCTATCTCATCTACCTCGACCATACTTTTTTGAAGTTCAATGCGCTCATTTAGTAGTGATATCTTCATTTTTCTACCTCCATTTTCAAAAATAAGAAAAATGTTCTCGTGCCCAACGATAGAAATATAGAAATCTTTGATTTCGTTATATTTCATCGAAAGGGTGCATTAAAATCCCGCCTTTCTTACTCCAAATAACATGGATCTAAGTGTAATCGTTAACTCATGATGGTCTGCCTCTTCTCTATGTTCATAAAGATAGGCGGCAGCATATAGCACTGCCACCTTATATTCTTCAAAGCTTTCACCAATGATTTCATCTTCCTCTTTTCTTGCAATATCAAGACACATCTTTTCAGAAGATTTTATAAGGGCGCTAATTAAGTCATCATCTTCACTTGTGTCCACCCTCAGATAGTTTTTCATTTCATCAAGACTTACAACCATAACTAGCACCCCCCTCCTTTATTTTGCTTTAATAGTTAAAAGATGAACCGCCTCAGGAAGAATCAGTTTTCCATCCACTCTTTCCTTTGCAATAAAGCCTGTCGTATCTGTTTCAGCATAAAGCTCCGTAAGTTCCTGCATAGACCTTGTTCCTCTGTCTGCAATGTTGTAATAAGAAAAATCACCGAATGCAATGGCAGGTTTTCCCGCTTCTACAAGAGGTGCATACGCTGATGTAAAAATAGGATAACCAAGCAGTCTATCCGGCTCTCCTTCTTTAATGGAAGGCTGCCACATATAGTTTCCGTTACCATCTTTCAGTTTTCTAATGATGGCAATGGTCTGGTCATTCATAATGAATTTAGCCTTTTGACGATATGGTCTTCCAAGTGCATACACGAGACTGATAATATCGTCAGATGAAATAGCTGCTCCAGCTGTTGTTACATCACTGATTGCACCACCATCTTTATGGAAAATTCCAAGTGGCTTTTTCTTTCCATCTCCATTAAGAAACGCATCTTCCTCGGCATTACCGATCGCCTTACCAAACTGTTCAATAATATAATTTTCAAGCGGGAACATACTGTCATATAAAAGTTCATTTGTAATCTTAACTCCAACAGCAAGTTTAAAGGCATCAATGGTAATTTGGCCGAATGTCGCATCATCAAATGGAATCTTGCCACCTTCTTCAACCCAAAGTGCTGCTGGTTTTGTTGCAGTCACCGTAATTCTATGAAGTCCGGATGTAGTAATCTTTGTTCCAAGAGTCCTCATGATGTTATTTTCCGTTAATACATCAATCAGTCTCTTATCATATTCCTCCGGAACAAGATATCCTCCATCAGTGTCCACTCCTTCCTGCAAAAGGTTTGTAATCTGCTTAAAGTTACTTCTGATTGCCTTAAGCATATCCCTTCTGTATTCATCGGATGCTCTTCCCTTTTTCTCCGGATTGTCATCAACCTTCATTGGTTTTGTTACGATAGCATCAGATAGAGGCTTAGATAGTTCTTTATCCATCTCCTCAATCTTTTGCAGACGCTCAATTTCTAAGCTATAGTTATGGACTTTCTTTTCCATTTCATCATAGCTTAAAGCATCTTCTTCAGAAATAAGTCCATCCTTATCTCTCTTGCTATCAAGGAATGCTTTCGCACCCTCCCAAGCCTTATTACGTTTTTCAATCATTTCTAAAATCTTACTCATTGTAATTACCTCCAATTTTTCATTAAAAAAAGACGGTCCATTAATTCGTCCGCCTTAACACCTGTATTAGTTTCTTTGTTTTCTATCTTGCATTTAGTAGCTATTCTTTCCATCAAAGAATTAACCACCTGTGCTTTTGAATACATCATGGAAACTTGTGGTACTTCTATATCAGTGGTATCACTTCGCTTTAGAATGTCATCTGCAAAGCCAAGCTCTACCGCTTTATGTGCATCCATCCAAGTCTCTGAATCCATTAGATGGGATAGTTTTGCTCTAGACATTCCAGTCTTAATTTCATATGCATTGATGATGGATTCTTTCACTTCATCTAGCATGGAGATGGCTTTTTCCATCTCACCCTTATTTCCAAAAGCTATGGTCATAGGATTATGGATCATCAGCATAGATACTGGACTCATTAATACATTTGTCCCTGCCATTGCAATCACTGATGCTGCACTTGCTGCGATACCATCAATTTTTACTGTGACATCTCCCTTATAGTCGATTAGCATATTATAGATTTGAGCTGCTGCCACACAGTCACCTCCCGGAGAGTTAATCCAAACAGTAATGTTTCCATTTCCCTGATTTAATTCCTCCTTAAAAAGCTGTGGTGTAACATCATCATCAAACCACGATTCTTCAGCTATCGTTCCATTAAGGAATAGGATGCGTTCTGTCACTTCCTCTTCGTTTTGGTTTCTCATTACTTGATTCTTCCACTTCCAAAACTTCTTCATTAGGTTCTTCCTCCTTTCCATCTTCATCTGCAAATGCTCCTGCACGATTTAGTGGAAGCATATTTCCATTTATGAGATATAGGTCACCTCCATCTTCACTTGGAATACGGTCTAGGTTTTCTAATTCTCTAATATCATTGGCAGACATCCATCCGTTTTGTCTTGCTGTAGCATAGCCATTCATTCTTGATTGGTAATCTCCACGAAGGAGACCATCTACATTGAATTTAACATAGTACTTTTTCTTTTCATCTTCAGTAAATAGCCTACGAACAATAGACTGTTCCCATCTTGCTACCCAAGGGTCAAGGGTGTATTTTACAAACTCAAGTGACTGCTGCTCAATATTAGAAAAGCTCGACTTCTCAAGGTCACCTACCATATGTGGTGGAACTCTAAAGATTCGAGCTATCTCATTGATTTGAAATTTTCTTGTTTCTAAAAACTGTGCTTCATTTGGAGATATTGAAATCGGTGTGTACTTCATTCCTTCTTCCAAAATCGCTATCTTATGACTGTTGCTACCAGAGAACCCTTTTGACCAGCTTTCCCTCATGCCTTCAGGATCTTTAACCGTTCCCGGATACTCTAGGATTCCACTTGGTGTTGCTCCATTAGCAAAGAACTTAGCTCCATATTCTTCTGTCGCAATTGCCATACCTATGGCATTTTTAGCCATCGCAATTGGTGAATAGCCAACAAGTCCATCAAAACCAAGTCCAGGAATATGAAGAACATCTGACTGATTTAACTTCACTCTTCCTTGTTTTTCTGTCCCTGCATCAGAATCACTGACAAAGTATTCATAATAAATTTGACCTTTATCATCCCTATCTACCTTCATCCTGTCTGGCATCAGTGGATAAAGTCCTAAAACCTCACCCTTACCATTTCTGATAATCTGTGCATAGGCATTACCCCAAAGAAGTAAATGCGTCATCATGCTTTCCCTAAAGACAAAGCTTGTCATCTCTGGATTTGGTTCATCATGTAGCACCTTGTATAAAGGATGTTCTATAGCCTTAGCTGTGCCAATCTCTGTTCTTTCATAAACATGAAGTGGCAAACTTGCAACTGCCTCAGATAGAATTCTTACGCAGCTATATACCGCTGTCATCTGCATAGCAGACCTTTCATTTACTCTTCTTCCGGATGATGAACCACCCATCAAAAAGCTATATGAAGATCCATTTGTTCTATTTGTAGGCTTATCCCTACTCTTAAATAGGCCACTTAATACGCCCATAAACATTCCTCCTAAATTTCTGTACTAAAAAAGCATCTCCTTAGAGATGCTCCTAATAGTAAATTTTTAACTAAATACTGGTTCTACTTTTTCTTCCAAAAGACAAATATCTAGTCCAATCTTCATGGCCTCGTAAACATCTGTCATTGTGCCTCCAAGGTTAAGGATCTCATTTTGAATATCTTCTTTTGTCCATCCTTTTGAACCATTATTTTCTCTTGCAAACTTATCCATAACCTTTTTAACTACAAGTTCTAATACCTCTTTTTCTAACATTTCATTTCCCTCCTATAACCTGTTTTTACTTGGTTTGTATAGGTTAAACGAAGTTAAATAGCATTACAACCCACTTGTAAGAAATAGGGATTTAAATGTAAGAATTAAGTATTTTATTGTCGTTTTTTAAATGAATAGAATTCCCCTGCCATCATAAACACTTTCTGTATTTTGATTGCCACATCGGATTGCTCTATCAAGTCCCATGATGGTAGCAATTGCGCCATCAATCTTTTCTGTTGACTTTTCTTTATCTGCTTTTATGTTTCCAGCAGGATCTGTTTTTATAAATATATTATCCATCATCCATCTTAGCACTGGATTTCCACCATGAGCAAGTTTTTGCTCTAGTGTTAGTTTCATTAGTTCCTTAGTAGGTGGACTCATATCCTTAAATCCTTGTCCAAATGGAACTACTGTAAATCCCATGTTCTCAAGGTTTTGTACCATCTGAACAGCACCCCATCTATCAAAGGCAATTTCTCTAATGTTATATTTTTCTCCAAGTTCCTCTATGAATTTTTCTATAAAACCATAGTGAACTACATTACCTTCTGTTGTATGAATATAGCCTTGTCTTTGCCAAACATCATAGGGTACATGGTCACGTTTTACTCTTAAATCCAGCGTATCTTCCGGTATCCAAAAGTAAGGCATTACCACATACTTGTCATCTTCATCCGTTGGTTGAAAGACTAAAACAAAGGCTGTAATATCCGTTGTAGATGAAAGGTCAAGTCCTCCATAGCAAACTCTACCTTCAAGGTCATTTTCATTCACAGCAAATGAGCAAGCATCCCATTTTTCCATTGGCATCCAGCGTATTGCTTGTTTCACCCATTGATTAAGTCTAAGCTGTCTGAAGGAATTTTCTTCTCCCGGATTTTGCTTTGCCGACTCACAGGCTGCCTTTACTTTATCTATTCCAACTGTCACGCCAAGCGATGGATTTGCTTTCTTCCATACTTTTGGATCTGTCCAGTCATCTTCTTCGTCAGCACCATAAATCACTGGATAAAAAGTAGGATCAATTTTTCTTCCTTCTAAAATATCCTTAGCCTTTTGATGAGTTTCATAACAGATAGAATGCGTGTCCGTTCCTGCTGTTGTAATAAGAAAATATAAAGGCTGAGTTCTTGCATCACCTGAACCTTTAGTCATAACATCAAATAGTTTTCTATTTGGCTGGGTATGAAGTTCATCAAATACTACTCCATGAATATTAAAACCGTGTTTGGAGTAGGCTTCTGCTGATAAGACTTGATAGAAAGAATTTGTTGGCTGAAAAATAATTCTTTTCTGTGATGCTAATATCTTAACTCTTCTATTCAGTGCAGGGCACATCCTTACCATATCAGCTGCAACATCAAAGACAATGGTTGCTTGTTGTCTATCAGCAGCACAGCCATAAACTTCTGCTCTTTCTTCTCCATCGCCACAACAAAGAAGTAAGGCAACAGCTGCTGCAAGTTCACTCTTTCCCATTTTCTTTGGAATCTCAATATACGCAGTATTAAACTGTCTATATCCATTTGGCTTAATTACGCCAAATAAATCTCTTATGATTTCTTCTTGCCAAGGAAGTAACTTAAATGGCTTACCAGCCCATGTACCTTTGGTGTGGCTTAGGCATTCAATGAAATTTACAGCATAGTCTGCGTGACTTTTACTATATTTAGAATCTTTTGCTTTAAACCTTGTAGTCTTGTATTTTGCCATCAACTCACCCCCTTTTAGGCATAAAAAATACAGCCCCGTGGCTGCTACTACGAGAAACAGAGCCTAGGCTCTGAAACTCCTTTGTTTTTTAATTTTGCTTTAATGCCCACTCTATAGCGTGACCATCATCTTCAAATCTTTCTTCGCTTACTTCCCTTAGTCCAATAAAACCTTCGCATGAATGGTCATCATCTAGAAATTCATAAACTGCTGCAAAGTAGCAATTTCCATCTGGGTGATAGTAGTGTCCTACAAGAATCGCCCTATCTCCAAAGGTTATGACCTTACCCCATCTAGTTTCTAAATCTTCCGGTGTTGCCTGTGTTGGTATCTTGTACTTGTTAGCTAAATCTATCATTTTGCTCATCTTATTTCCCCTCCAATTCTAAGAATTCATCGTAGGTGATGAGGCCTTCGTCATAAAGCTCAAAGTTTTCATTGCCCTTGTAGAATTCTCTTTCTTTTTCTTCTCTTGCTTTGGCTCTTTTTAGATATTCGTTCCAGCCAATCTTGCCTTCGTCATAAAGTTTTCTTTCAGGCTCTCTTTTATAAAGGGCTGCTTTCTTCTCATTTAGTTTTTTTGTCGCTTCCTTAAAAATTTCTTGCTTTGTCATTGTTTTTCCTCCTCTTGTTTTGGTATGTGTATATTCCCGTAATTTGAAGGATATATCAAGTCATTTTTAAAGAAATATGTGCTTTATTTTCATAATAATTATAGTTTTATTTGCCATAAATAATGAAATCAACATAAGCCTTTCTATCGGTTTCAAGAAAATCTACAAGTTCATAAAAGTCCATTTCGTAAGCGATTCTCTGAACCGTCCTTACATCAAACATATTTGTGAGTCCCATTTCCCTTATTGTGAGGATCTGCTCCTTTATTTTATCGTTCATCTGAAATCCTCCTACAAGAATCTTCGCCATAAGCTATGCTTAGGCTACTTCCGTTATCCCAAGAAACCATAATGGAGCCAATATCATCAACTCCCTTTACTGTTCCTTTTGTACCAATAGGCGGTGCTTGGATATCATCCATAAATACAAGCTCCACTCTAGTTCCAACTGGATACTTTTTTCTTAACCTTTCAACAACCTCTCTACTTGGAAATATCATCTTAATGACCTCCATTTCTAAAAGCTGATGATCCAGATAATTTTTCAAGAAGTATTTTTCTATCCTTCTTAAATTCATCTCCAATAAAACCAAGTCTTAAAAGAAAACATCTAAAGGCATACTTTTCATTTATAACTTCTTTGGAAGATTCGTTGATGCGTTTGGCATTAATGCTCATCTTACAAAGTGCTGCAATGAATTTTGTATATGTCATTAGATGTTCGTTATCGATATTTTCAAACCAAGGAAAGATTACTTTTTCTTCATCTTCCTCTATGGAAAGGCTTGTAATTCCTAGTGCCTTTTTGATTAAATCGCCCTTATTTTCAAAGATTTTTTCTAGCTTGGATAAATCCACCTTATCCCTTGTTATCGCCACTGTAAGGCTTTGTGTGGCGTTGTGTTCGCTTTTACTTTCTTCCTCGGGTACAAAGCCGTCTCCGATAAGATTGTGAACTAACCTTTCAAGTGCGAAATCATCTTCACATAAAACTGTCCCTGTCTTATCAATTGTAAAGATTCCAACCTCATAAGCTGTACTTGGCATTCCTAAATACTTGGATTTTTCATTTGTGATTCTTTCAATCCCTTTGACAAGCTCTTTTCTCTCTTTACCTGTAACATTAAATTTTACTTGCACTTGTTTTTCCTCCTTTAGTTTTGGTATGTGTATATTCCCGTACTATCAGAGATTTATCAAGTTATATCTGTTCATTACTTAAAATAAAAGTGCTTAATTCCCGCTAGTACAAAGCATACATTAGGAAGTGCTACACCATTACCCCACATTTTGTATTCTGCTGAATCTGTATGAGGATTTGCAAGCCATTTTCTTATCTGTTTTTCACTTCTAGGCTTAGTAGCTTTCGTCACAACTTTCCTATAGGTTTCAAAGACTTCAGTCCAAAAGTTTAATTCTTCACTGCTAGGATTTTCAGTTTCAAGTCCTTCACACCAACCATCTGTGAAACCTTGAAGTCTGCCGCACTCCTTTGGGGTTAGTCTTCTAACAATATATCTTTTACCTTCTACATCATTTACAACTGGAGGATCCTTATAGTCACTTGCCACTAAGGTATTAGCTAGATTTTCCATCGCCTCAGTATGATGCGAGTTTTTGCTGGTTGAATAAATTCCCTTTTCTACGATAAGTTTACCTTGACCTGCCATCTCACTATGAACACCCTTTGGTCCATCCATCGCACAAAGTGTACCTGCTGTTTTGTCACAGTAGACAATCGCAAGTCCACCTTGATTGGCTTCCGGTGAGTTTTGACCCGTGTTAATGGTTCTTGCCACATCGGTTTCATAGATATTAGCTCTATGATTTTTAGTATTTTCTGATGTGATTCTAACATCAAAAGTTCTAGCTTTATCCTCAACCACAAAAGGCTGATTGTTTCCTCCCGTTCCAAGACTTGCTCCTATGGTATTACTAATATCAATCGGACCTTTAAATCTAGAGTCCTGTCCATGATTTTCAAATACCAGTGGCGGGTGATTTCCTACACTTGCAGTGATTGTTCCACTCTTTTCTTCATGAACATCCATCCTCTGACCACCTTGGTCATTTAAGCATAGATTTGTGACTGCATCTCTAGTGCTTTCTTTAAGACCCCCGGCAGTTCTTTTCCACGGGCATTTGCTCTTTTCAAGATGCCAAGGCAAGCCTTCTGACTCAAATAATATTTTTCCGGCACTTTCTCCATTAAAATCGCAGACAAGATAGATACGTCTTCTTCTTTGGGGAACTCCCCAGTACTGAGCATCAAATACCCTCCATGCGAGTGAGAAATCTCCTGCCATGATAAGACCTGCATTTTGCCATTTTTTAGGTCTAGCCTCATCAATTTTATGTCCTTTGATCTCACAGATTTCTTTGAGAACTGAAAAGAAGTCCTCTCCTTTGTTTGAGGAGAATGCACCTGGCACATTTTCCCAAACGATATATCTTGGTTTTTCTCCATGCGTTTCCTCCCTCATCTCTTTAATAATTCTAATTGCCTCATAAAATAAATTAGAGCGAGAACCATTAAGCCCCGCTCTTTTTCCTGCTATGGACATATCTTGGCATGGACTGCCAAAAGTGATAATGTCGACTGGTTCAATTTCATTTCCCTTTATTTTTGAAACATCACCTAGGTGTTTCATGTTTGGAAATCTTCTAGTTGTCACTCTAATAGGGAATGGCTCTACTTCTGACGCCCATATCGGTGTAATTCCTGTAAGAATGCCACCAAGTGGGAAACCTCCGCTCCCGTCAAATAAGCTACCTAGTGTAAGAGGTTTATTCTGTTTTTTCTCCATCTATTTCCACCTCTTTCACCAAGTCTTTATATGATAATTTCTTACCACCACGAATCACATAGACATTTTCACTATCTCCGGTATCTTCCACATATCGTCTTAAAATGACTGATGCATATTTTTCATCAAGTTCCATCGTAAAACAGATTCGATTTGTCTTTTCGCAAGCCATTAAGGTTGAACCACTACCTCCAAAGGTATCAATGACGATGGCATTTTCTTGACTTGAGTTTTGAATCGGATAGGAAAGTAAATCTAGTGGCTTTGATGTCGGATGATTTTCATTTCTCTTTGGTTTATCAAAGTTCCAAATAGTTGTTTGCTTTCTATCGGAATACCATGAATGCTTACCATTTTTTAGAAAACCATAAAGCACAGGTTCATGTTGCCACTGATAGTCACTTCTACCAAGAACAAGTGAGTTCTTTACCCATATACAACAGCCTGCAAGATGAAATCCTGCATCAATAAAAGCTTTTCTAAAATTAAGTCCTTCCGTATCAGCGTGAAAGATATAGGCTGCTCCACCACTTTCCAAATGCTCGGCCATATTTTGAAAGGATAGAAGAAGGAAATTATAAAACTCTTCCTCTTTCATCGAATCGTTTTTTATCGTAAGTCCACTGGCACTTTTAAATGAAACCCCATAAGGGGGATCGGTAATAATGAGATTGGCTTTTTTACCACCCATCAAAGTATCTACATCTTCCTTACTTGTTGCATCACCACACATCAGAGTGTGTTTGCCAACATTCCAGATATCACCTTTTTCTACAAAGGCAGCTTTTTCAAGTGCTGATGTCAAGTCAAATTTATCATCTTCCACCGTTTCCTTCTCAGAGTTTCCAAATAACTCATCAAGTTCTGCTCCATCAAAGCCCGTTAGGGTTAAATCAAAATCCATGCCTTCTAATTCTTCAATCTCAATTCTTAATAGTTCCTCATCCCAGCCAGCATCCAGTGCCATTTTGTTGTCAGCTATGATGTATGCTTTCTTCTGTGCCTCAGATAGATAGTCTACAAGTACACATGGCACTTCTTCCATCTTTTCTTCTTTGGCTGCCATAACTCTTCCGTGACCTGCGATGATATTAAACTTGGAATCAATGATGACCGGATTGATAAAACCAAATTCTCGTAAAGAGGATCTAAGTTTCATAATCTGCTCAGGCGAGTGAGTTCTTGCATTATTCACATAAGGGACTAGTTTACTAATTTCCACCATTTCCATTTTTGTTTTCATAAGCTCACCCCATTAAAAAAGACCCCATTCAGCGAATTTCTCAAATCCACCAATAGAGTCTATATACTTTCTTGCGATATTTACGATTTCGCTATACAGCTTACCATCAACTACTTCATCACCAATGGCACAGCTAAGTTCAATCGGTCTTTGTTCTACCTGTGCTTTAAGAAAAGCGTAGATATTTACTGATACATCTGCTTTGGATAAGTCTTTACCATGAAGTCCGCCACCTGTAACCGAGCCTGCCATATCTGATCCAAGTTTTCTGTTGGTAGCTCCTGTATCAACATTAAATCCACCAGTCCAATCTCCTAAGGGATTGATGATTGCATTTGGATAAAGATTTTCAAGTTCATTTTTACTTGCATTACTTTGACAAATAATAAGCTTTGTATCATCTAGGATATATTTGCCATCATATGGATATTTATAATAAATTTTTCTTGCTATCTTAGATAACTGTTTTTGTTCAAGTGTAAGAGGTACTCCTTTAAAGATGCCATTATCTCCACATCTAATATTCCTTTTTTGATTACTAGA